CGGCTTTGGAGACGGCCTGACCGGCGGCTTGGGCGGAGGAGACTGCCTGTAAGGTCCGCTGCCGGATGATCGGACAGCGGGAGAACCTTTATATGGTGCGTTATTGCTCATTCCTTTGGGAGTGCGTACCAGCCCTCATGGATGGTAATACGGTTCTTACTACGCACCGTTTTGCCGCTGGCGTCAACAGTCCAAACCTTTGCTTCAACGCTCTCAGCGAGGCGTATAGGCTCACCGTGGGGGACGTAAATCACTCTGCTCGCGCAGCTTACGCTCATGCTCGCGCACACGATCAAGAAGACCGCGCTTAAGATCAGGTTGTTTCTTTGCGTCTTCACTTGAAATGTCCTTGGTCGTCAGCGCGTGAAGCCAAATGACCAACTTCATCACCAAGTCGGCCAAGAAGTTCATTCCGTCTGTTTGACGGGTGCGGCAGCGGCTGATTGCTTATTCTTCCAGATCGACCAGACAGCACCGAGCAGAGTGACAGTCGCGCCAGCAATCTCGGCAACCTGATCAGCACTGGCCAACCCCTTGGCAACGAGGAAACCGCCGAGCGCGCTAAGACCGTGGCGGAGGAGGGATGAAATGTTCGGGTTCATTTATTTCTATTTTTGAATTTCTGGTACAGGTCAACCAGCTTGACGACGCATGTCAGAAACGCGGCAAAAGCGCCAAGCGCGAGGGATGCCGTCTTGAGATTCGGATCGGAGAACATGGCGTTCCCCATGATGCCGATGACCGGACCACCGACGCCGATTGAGATATCTCGAATGAAAGCGTGGTGGTCCGTCATCGTGCTTGGTTAGTTAGCGTCCGCCTGCGACTGCTTGGCAGCTTCCAAAATCAGATCGGCGAGAGGAACGCCGACCTTCGCATTCTGGAAGCCGCCAGCCTTGATGGCGATATCGATGAGTTGCAGGAGGTTGTTAGCTTGTTCGGTGGTGAGTTCGATTTTAATCATGCCGCCGGAGCATCGGAGACGCTCGCGTCGGACGCAACGATTTCCTGCGCCGAAGACGGCTCGGAATCGGCCTGCGTCGCCAAAACCGGCTCAACCTGAGGCAGCATCGGAGGCACGATCATCACCGGCGGCAACCACGGCAGCGGCGGAGCGATGACCGGAGGGTTGATCTGGTCGTTGATCTGCTGCGTGACATTGGCTTCGATGGCCGCCTGATCGACGCCATTGGCATAGCACCAGCCCAAGACTTGCGCTTCGGTCAGATCGGGATACGGCGTGAAGGCCTCCGTAGGAGGCGCGAACGACGCGCTGCCGTAACAGGTGCCGCTGTAGGTGCCATCGGTGCCGTTGCAACGCCAGTCGGCGGTAATCACAACGTCCGTGAGCGAGCCTTCGGTGGGCTTAACGAGAAGGCGTTCGATGATCCAGACAATGGAGATGGTGGTCATGGTAGATTAGGCTTCGAGTGCTTCAACACGGGCAGTGAGTTCCTGAATTGCTTTCAGGAGCATCGGAATCAGAACGGTGGTCTTGATCGACTTCACTTCGTCGCTGTTGGTTTCAACAAGTGTCGGGAACACTTGTTCGACTTCCTGAGCAATGAAACCGATTTTCGTGGCAACAGCAGAAGCCTCAGACTTGAGCGAGTACTTCACCACGCGCAGCTTCAGCAAGTCGGCCAGATAGTTGCGAGCGTCGGAAATGTTTTCTTTCAGCCGCAGATCGGAAATGGTTCCATAGGTTCCGCTGGTGTTTTGAACATTTCCGTTTCCAAGAACATTGAAGCAGTTTCCGCCGCTGTTGCTTGCATAGACAAAATAAGAACCAGTGTCATTTGCATTTGGAATAGACCAAATTTGAAGGCGTCCATTTGCGGTTGTTCCTTCATGTAAAAAAGCAGCAGCCCAAAAGCTACTAGTTGTTCCAGTCGCCCTAAAGCTGTGAGCAGAACCTGCAATGCTACTCGTCGTCCCCACCAGCAAATTCCCGCTCGTGTCGAACCTTCCGCGCTCTGCACCACTGGTGTAGAAATACAGATTTCCACTCACCATTCCAAGTCCGGCATTGTACGCAACATTGTCGCTAAACTGCAAAAACGAATCGTAACCAGATCCGTTAGATCGCAATGTTGCGATAACATTGGAACCAGCAGTTGTCCCAGAAAGCGACGAGTTTTGAACGTGAAGTTTTGCAGTAGGACTCGCCCCCACGCCCAGCCCCGTGGAGTTCAGGGTCATGGCGGTGCCAGCGACTCCGCCGACGTTGGACCAAGTGGCTACGCCGTCGGAAGCAATGCGGTAGCGTTCACCGCCGTTTACAGTTGTTACAAGAGGATAAGCACCAGCAGCATAAAGGACAGCAGAGTAAGCGGGGGCGGCAAACGTGGTTCCAGCACTGTTTTCACGACCCAGATAGAAATATCCGCCAGTGTTGGAGATTTGAAGATAAGCTGCATTCGTTCCGGTAGTAGAAAGAATCTGAGCAACAGCGGTTGCAGCTTGAGCATCCAACAGATAACCCGGACTCGCCGTCCCAATACCCACCCGATTGTTCGCCGAATCAACCTTCAGGGTGCTGGTATCCACCGTCAGATCGCCGGTGATGGTGGCGGTGCCAGGAACGACGATGTTATTGCCGCTCGGGCCGACTGCCGTGTACAGCTCCGTGAAGTTCAGATTGCAGTAATCGAACGCTGTACGAAGCGGCGTTCCCGTTCCGTCGTTCGGAGCTGTTCCGATATTGATCGTTTGCTTTGCCATGTGAAGTATTGAAGGGTTTGTTTCGGTTACAGAAATTCGGTCATGTCCGCCGTGATGATCGTGCTGTCAGCCGTAATCACCGTGTTGTCCGCCGTGATGTCAGCCGTTCCGCCAAGCGTCGCAGCCTCCCAGAGTAGGCCAATCTCCAGCAGATTACGCTCGCGCGGACTCTTGCACGAAGCGCCGTAAGCCTCGGCGATCAGATTAGCAGCTTCCGCGCAGGAGATGTTAGCCATATCAGATGATGATGAACCAAGCGGTTCCGTTGCTCATAACCGTCACGCCAGCCCACTGAGAACTCAGCGTGTACGTCGTCGCCCCGTCAATCGTCTCAGACGCATAGCCGTCAACAACCACGTTGTTCGCACCGGCATTGATTCGCTTGAACACATAGATCCGACCCGGAACAAGCGCAGCCGGAGGCAACGTAACCGTCACCGCGCCAGCGGTTGAATCACAGAGCAGAAGATAATCACCACTCGTGACATTACCCGTCGCGCTCACGCTCCGATACGTTCCGCGCGTCGCGCCACCGCCCTGAAGATACGTCGCAATGCGATTCTCCAGAGCCAGCTTCGCCAGCTCAACCTCCCATGGAGAACGACATCCCAGCGACGCCGCCTCATTGATCAGCGTCTCCGCCTCGTCGCATGTGATGTTTGGCATATCGATTTACAATTTAGGCCATCGGACCAGAACCACGGCGCATCACCTCAGCGATGAAACCCTCCCCGCCGCCGGGAGCAACCTCCTCCTCCTCCTCCTCGTACTCCTCCTCATCCTCTCCGCGCTCGGCCATCTTCTTGCCCTTCGACTTCTTATTCTCGTAGCCAGGGATGACCATACCATCAATCTCGATGACCTCAGCCTTGCCGCCCTTGCCAAGAACGATAGTCGCCATCGTCTGGAAAGCCTCGCCTTCCTTCAGATTCTCGGGGATTTCAACGCCTTCGGGGATGGTAAATACCGGCATACGGGGAGCATCACTTTGTGGGCATTAGTGTCAAGAGGCTAATGCGATGTTGGGAGCTTGTCGCTCTTCATCATATTTTCTAGCGCCTCAAGCGGTTGCAGATTCGTCCAATGACTCAACCCCATTACCTCCTCAGGCGTCGTTCCACTGGCCAATGGAATGCGATGATCAACATGCCAATGACTTCCGTAATTTTCCCAGGTCATTCCCGGCTTGAACTGCTTCTCCAGATGAGAGCGCAAGAAATCAGGCGTACATCCGACAATCTCGAACGTGGCCGACCGTCGCGTTTTCTTGCTTCCAAGATATGCACGGACTGATCCGCGAATGGCGTCTTTGAGGCGCACGAGCGGGTCGTTGCGGCGGCGTTCGCGGAGTTTGTCCGTCAAAAGTTGGCGGTTGGCTTTGGTGTATTTCCTGTTCCATTGACGCGCTCGCTCGCGATTGGCAGCACGATATTCATTCGACTTTTTCTTCAGGTGTTCAGCGTTCTTCTTTCCGTACTCGCTGTTCCGTTTGTTGACCTGCTCTTTGTTCTGAACGTAATACTCGCGCGCTTTCTCAAGCCTCTGTTCTCGATTTTCTTGATATCTCCTGGCTGCACCTTCCTTCAGCTTGTCTGGATTCTTTTCCGCGTACCGCTTGAGTTTCTCAGCCGATTTCAGAAGCAAGTATTCGTACCTTTCAGGCGAAACCCAATATTCCGAGCGTTCACCGTTGGCCAGCTTCGGGCCGTAGAACCAGAACTTCTTCCCGTCACTTTCGCGTACGTCGCCACGTTTCAGTTTTTCCATGCGCTGAAATCTTAACCAATCAACGTTGATTCGTCAAGACGTTGGTGCAAAGAAAAAACCCCGGCAACTTTCGCTGCCGAGGCTGCATGGATTAAGTATTAACTACCTCAGGAACAAATCACCTGGGTCAACGCTCCGGTGCAACGCCTAAAGATAATAGTCATTCCCTGGGACGGGAAGATCGGCTCGGAAGCATGCACGAACTCAGCATAATGCTGACCCTTCTTCTCCAGCGGATCGGCGCAATCCACATCGAGCTTGTAGGCACCAGTCACCCACTGCCACTCGCCCATGTAGTTGGTCGGCATCCAGCTCAAATCACCAACACGGTTCACAGGACGCACGATGTGAGACTTGAAGACGTACGGGGTGACGATGAACGCAGCCTCGAACGGAGCGGTCGTCCAGCTCGGGTTGACGCTGAACACAGTACCCTTCGTGCCGGAAGCACTGGTGAACGGCTGAACCAGCGTGTACTTGCCACCGGCATAGGTAAACCGGGGCGGGAACAGATTCGGCACATGCCGGAAGTTCTTAATGACCCGATTCGCGCCGATGCGCTTGAGCAACTCCGCACCAGCGCCACTACCCTGATCAGCGAAGCGCAAGTCATCGCGGAACGCGGGGTTGTTCTGAGCGATGCGCTGCGAAGCCTCCAAGCCGATGTACAGCGGGAAGATCGGACCATCGCTGGAGTAGCTGATGAAGCCGGAACTATCAGGATTCGTCGCGCCGTTACGGATCAGCGTGGCGGCGGCGACATCGAGCATCTCCTGAGTCAGCTCGGAGGTGGACTGATTGAGCGCCTGACCAGCCGATCCGGTCTGAATCCAGGGGAACTCATTCACGCCAGACGGAATCGTCTCAACCTGAGTGAAGGACGAGTCGGCCACAGCCTTGATGGCGAACTTGGCGAAGGTGTTCTGGTAACGAGTCTCCCAAGAACGCTGCGCGCGGATCGAGAGCTTCTCCAAGTACACACGCAAGAACGCCTCGACGCGATGATCGAAAGTCAAATCGTCCTTACACAGGAGCGGACCTTTGAGGGCGAAACGCTCAGGACTCCAGGTGACGGCATTGTAGCCGACCGGAACGTCATTGTAGGTGACATCGCAAGCGCCACCGTTCTCGCCGCTGGCGAGCGTGATGGCCGACCACTCCTCAGCCGCAGTCGGCTCGATGGAGGTGGTGGTGAACGAGGTCTGGGTCAGACCCGTACCCTGAGGATACTCGCCGCGCTCAATCATGTTGAGCCACATCGAGCGGTACGAGGCGCGTTTATAAACGTCCTGAGCGAGCGACTCGGTAGCCACCGCAAAGGCGTTGAAGACATTAGGACAAGACATGAGATGAAAAATGTAAACCGACGTTATCTGCGTTATGGCTGGTTATCCATCCACCACACGGTGGCTGATTATCCAACCGCTTCCGATGCGGAGTGTCATTGCCGCTTAGACGGGGGCATTCAATGACCAGTTGAATGCAACTCTTAAGGTCGTTACGCGGGATGGAGCGATAGAAATGCTTATCGCGTCAATTAAAATGTGTCGTCCATAGGGTTGGCCACCAACTCCGACTGGATGGCGGCATACGAGCGATAACCCTTAATCGTCTCAATCCGATGAGGCGCGATGATCGTCTCCCGCGCTATCATGCCACGGTAAGTGTACGGACCTGGGAATGAGCCGGTCATCAGAACATAGAAATCAACGCCATCGGTTTTCGGGCCTTTGCGCGCATCGACTAGTAGCTTTCCAGTCTCGTACTTGGTTGTTTTGACATCGATGCGATATCCTGGAGGTGGCGGGATTGTCGCGTCGTAGAGCGGATGCGGAGGATCGCGGTCGGTATCCAGATCAGGATACACATTGAACAACTTGCAGAACGCTATCTCGCCGCATATACCCTCCAAATCCACAGTCGCAGAATCCTGCGCGCTGATCTTCAGGTTGGTAATGTTGAAATGGCGATTATTGCCGTTGCGATTCTTGGCGATGAAGTGGGCCAACTTCCTCTCAGCGGTTGTTAAAGATACAGTTTGACCGATTTTGATTTTGTTTATCATGGTCAAAAAGGTGGAAAATTTTTGAGGGGGGTATCGTAAACGAAGCCCACCCGCAAAGGGGGTGCCACCCTCTACGTCAAAAAGTATGCCATTCCCTAGGGAAAACAATCCTTTTTCACCATAAGCAAAACTAATGCTGACTATCACTTTCCCTACGATGCACAATGTGTGTTATATTCACTTGTCGGACGGTTCTCCCGTGACTTGCACTTCCGCGATTCGATCAGGCATCGAACCGAGCAGATTGATTGAGACTGACGCTTGTTCTCCAGTTTCGGACCATCCGAAAACCAAAGCGGACCGTTTCGCGACTGAACCGAGGATAGTCTCACGGACCGATTCATCTTTGATTCCGTCCAATGCGTAGCTGCCTATGCGTTCGAGCGTCGATGCGGCATCGGCGGCGAGCTTGTTTCGAACGAGAGCCGACAGCGACTCTAAGGAAGTTTCTTTTTTAAGAGAAACTGACCTCACCTCTCGTTTAATCCTCTGCAATCCTTCCCGATGCCCTCTCTTCTCTAAAGTCGCTCTCTTCACGTTTAAACGGTCAGCAATGGCGTCCCAATCCGTTCCTGCAAGGTAGAGTCCACGGGCCGTTGCCCATTGCTCGTCGGTCATTCTCATGATCGGGACGCTAAGGACAACCGAGACAACCGACAAGTCCGCCGCCAGTTTTCCTCCAGTTTCCCCACCCCATGGGCTTCAACCAGGTTCCAAAAAAAAAGTTTAGAAAACTTTGTTGACGCCCCACCCCACCTCGATCTATCGTCTCCCCGTCATGCAAACCGAATCCCATCGAATCCTCACCGCAATCGACCAATCGATCGCATTGGCATCATGCCCCACCGTCGAAGTCGCCGACGTTGAAGCGGCAGCCAGCTGGCTCCAATCCAACCAATGGGACGTTGATTGGGATAACAACGACGGCATCATCACAATCTTCGGAGACAGACCTTCAACGTCCGATGAACCGGAAAACTGGGTTCTCCGTCTCATTCAGTCCGCCTAAATCCCCATGAAACGCCCCACCCTCAAACGCCTCATCATTGCAGCTGCAATCATCGCTTTCATCCTATTCCAAGCATATCTAGAAACGACACTCAACTTCACCCCCAACCACTAAATCCAATGAACGTTCACCTAACCCTAAAGTCTTCAAACGTCAAAACCGGCCCCATTCCGGTTTCAACGTCGGCCGCCGATACCTGCCCGGAAGCCTGCCCTTTCAAGAAAGACGGTTGCTATGCTGACTCCGGTCCGCTTGCGTTGCATTGGTCTAAAGTAACAAGCGGTCAACGCGGTTTTGATTGGTCTTCCTTCCTGTCCAAAGTCCGATCATTCCCAGCTGGCCAATTGTGGCGTCACAACCAAGCCGGTGATTTGCCGGGTGTCGGTGATTCAATTGACGCAACCGCACTAGATGAACTTGCAACCGCCAACACTGGCAAGCGCGGTTTCACCTACACCCATAAGCCGTTGACGCCAGATAACCTGTCCGCACTACGGTCCGCCAATGAGCGCGGTTTCGTTGTCAACCTGTCCGCCAATTCCGTCAATCATGCGGACCAATTGGCCAAGCTTGGTTTACCCGTTGCGGCCGTTGTCCCGCAAGATAGCCCGGACCGTTTCACAACACCCGAAGGAAACCGCGTGGTCATCTGTCCGGCCCAACGCGTTGACAACCTATCGTGTGACAAGTGCCGCCTATGCGCGAAAGGCAACCGTGGGTTCATCGTCGGATTCAAACCGCATGGCACGGGTGCAAAACGGGTGCAACGCATCACAACGGCCGGTTAAAGCAACGTGTCAGGCTATCGGAAACGGTAGTCTGCAACGTGTCTTTAGTCTCCAATCCAAAGCATCCAATCCATCAATCCAATGACAAACCGTTATCCCGGACAATGTGTCCAATGTCACGAATACGTTCCCTCAGGCCTTGGCACCGTCACCAAGCGCGGCCGTGTCTGGCGCATAGACTGCAACGCTTGCACCGGAAACATGCCGGAAGAATCCGGTCTTGTATGCGTCAAACTATCCTCCGGTTGGACTGGCACCCGCAATGCGCGCGGCCGCTGTGAAGACGCACCCTGCTGCGGCTGCTGCTCTTTCTAAACCTAACGCATCCAATCAAATGAAACTTGTCGAATTCCTACGCGCGCGCGCCTTTGAAGAGCCGTTCCTGATGCATGCCGAAAAGTGGCAATATGTCACCGTCAAACGCGCCGATGGACAGGAAGACATTGGTGTCTACCGCTTCGCGACGGACTTGTGTTACGACTATTCGGACTTTCGCGCGCTCTTCAACCTAGCCTAAACCATCAAATCAAAACCATCATGCAGGCAATCCACACAAAATATCTTCCCGCAACCGATAGCAACGGTTCACGCATTAAAGCAAAGTGTGCGCGCGGTTCTATCGTGATTCCATTCCCGCACGAATTGACAGGCGACGAAACCCACCGCGCGGCAGTTCTCGCGCTTGTGACTCGTTTCCTAGATGAAGATTCGGCCAAAGGCAGGCCCCGCGAAACCAATTTTTGGAACCGCTCCTTTGTCTCCGGCTCGCTCCCCGACGGCAGCATGGCGCATATCTTCACCACTTAATCTATCCCCGCGCATCCAATGAATTACTACGTAATGCAAACTAAAACCATGTTAAACCCTGTACCATACGGTTTCGATGTTTCCGTTGAAATATTGCGCGACATCAAAACGAACACGGCGACAGTAAATGTCCACGCTCCACTCTATAGAAATAAATTGTGGAAAATGCCAAACAGCTATAAATCCAGTGAATTTTCTGATCGTGAAATCATTAGGGATAGTGATTTTGTTTCTACAATGTTAAAACATTATCCAAAAAAACCATTGATAGACTGACCCATCCTCCGCGCGCCATGCGGCAACGCGTGACGCGAAAGGGTAGGCCAATCTATCCGCAGCAATAAATCCAAAGCATGAAATTCACCCTCCACGACACCTTCAATGGCGGCACCGTCTCGGTCCACCGCTCAATCGAAACCGCCGTACGCGCATCCATGCGATTCCACCGCGCGGTCAAACGGGCTAACGGAAAAAACTCATTCATCACGACTGAAATCCGTTGCGACGGTAAGCGCCTGGATGAAAACCAGCAGGAAGCCGCGCAAGGCATCCAATGGGCAATCGAAACCGGAAAGATGAAAGCCTAAGAATCCAATGAAAACCCATACCCCTGGTCCGTGGGAAACTTACGGATGTACTTTATACGCTGGTAAATACCGCGTTGGACAAACATGGGATGCTGAATACGACGGACTTCCTACGCCTGAGATGGAAGCCAACGCTCGCCTCATCGCCTCCGCCCCCGATCTTCTCTCCGCGCTGGAACGTCTCACGCATCCGATGGCCGACGACGACGACCTAGACTACGCGCGCGAGGTAATCAGGAAGGCGAGGGGAGGTCAGCCATGAAGAAACACACTCACAAGCCAAAAACATTCATCAGCAGATATTTCGCTGGTCCGGTTGATTCAAATCGCCCGAATCCCCGCGCGCACGGCTGGGCGACGGTCAAGCAAGTCTGCCCTTGCGGCGCATGGCGCATGGTCAACGTGAACCAAAAGCAAAAGGAAGTCGGGCATTGGCAATCCGAATCCTGATCCGTTAAACCGGGGGTGCGCGCATCCGTTCCACGCGCAAATCCCACGAATAAACCTCTATCGCGCATCAAATCATGCATCCATTGCTCTTATCCGCTCTCATTCAGGTCGAATCCGGTGGAAACGACCAAGCGCGCGGCAAACACGGCGAACTCGGCGCGTTGCAGATTAAGTCGATCATGGTCCGCGACGTGAACCGGATCATGGGGACGCATTACGCGCACGCGCAGGTAACGAATCGGACCATCTCGATCTTCATCGCGGAGTCCTATTTCTCGCATTACGGCAAACACCTCAGCGACGAAAGTCTCGCTCGGCTCTGGCAAGGTGGGCCAAAAGCCCTTAAAAGATCGTCCACGCGCGCCTATGGCCGCCGGGTCATGCGCGAGCTTGAGAAACAAACCGCCAAAGAATCCTTGCAAGTTGCGACTCGAAACGAAACTCGACAGTAAAAACCCTATTTTCACCGCACGGTAAAACCAACCAATTCAATGAAACTAACCATCCAATCCCGCGACAACGCCCAAACGATTGTCGATCTATTCAACGCGATCATAACCGGCGAGTGCGAGACACCAGGCGTCACCCCGCTCTCGATCTACGACGACGACCGGCACATCTGCTCCCTCATAGACGCGGACGGCCATCAGATTCTGGAGCTGATCATCGAGCGCGAGATTGGCGACAAGCTCATGCAGATCGGCGAACCGGAGACGTTGCAATGATCCGCAATCAATTCTACCGCAACCTGTCCGAAACGGCTCTTGTGCAGGCTAGCACGATGCCGCTGAAGGAGTTGATCGAGAATCTCGAATCAGTCGCGCACATGATGCATTCACCAATGCTCCGCGAGGCGGCGAACCGGCTTCGCAACGCTGATTGCGCGGCAACAATACTGGAGGACTCGCTTTTCTACGCGCGGATGTACCGCGACACGACGAGCGATGGCGATAATCGGCGGAGAATGCTGATCGACGATGCGGAGACGGTTTGCTCGATAATCCGAAAGGGAGGGTGCCAATGATCCGCAATCAATTCGCACCGCCCAAATTCAAGATCCAGATCAGCGGCGCGATTGGCTGGTCCGATCTGAAGGAGAGGGTCGTCAGCTACCAGACGGTCGAATTCTCCACGCGCAAGGAGGCGGATCGAGCGGCCAAGGAGTTGAACCCCGGCGAGTACACGCAAGGTCGGATTCGCGTCGTCCCGTTCGAGATGGCGGAGGATTACGATGTTTATCCCACCGCAGAAAGGACCAAAGCAAACCATTCAACATGAGCGATACATGGATTCTTCCAAAGCAATTACACACATTGGCCTATGCGCTGGATACGGAGGCATTGAGCTTGGACTCCAGCGAGCAATCCCAAATATGCGCTCAATCGCTCTTTGTGAGGTCGAAGCCTTTGCCGTTGCGAACCTGGTTGCGAAAATGGAATCGGGATGTCTGGAGCCAGCACCTGTTTGGCCGAATCTTAAAACCTTCCCTTGGGAATCGTTTCGCGGATGCGTGGACATCCTCACTGGTGGATATCCCTGCCAACCCTTTAGCGCGGCAGGAAAGCGACAAGGAGCGGACGACCCGAGACATCTCTGGCCATACATCGCAAGGGGAATTCGGATTCTCCAACCAAGGATCTGCTTCTTTGAGAACGTCGAAGGACATATCTCGCTGGGGTTGTCCGACGTCATCGAAGACCTGGCAGGAATGGGTTATCGAACGACGTGGGGCATATTCTCGGCTTCTCTCTGCGGCGCACCGCACCAGCGCAAGCGGGTGTTCATCATGGCCAACCGCATCGGCTCGCGATTGGAAGGATTCACCTGGAATGGCGACGACAGCGATCAACCCGGACGGGTCAAACAGGAACAGAACGGATCAGCTTGCGCGAGCGGTTTATGTTGCTGGCCCAGCCGTCCGGGCGAGCAGCAGTACGGATGGGAACCACCCCGTGTCATCGACATCTCGCCTGAATGCTCGATGGGTCGAGACATTGATGGGAGTTCCGGTCGGATGGACTATGCCGAGTTGCAAGTCACCTGTGACAATCGAACCGACGAGCTGCGGCTACTCGGAAACGGTGTTGTTCCGGCTACCGCCGAGTTAGCGTATCGAACGCTCATGCGAGAACTTGTCGAAAATCACGGATAACTTTTCCGTAGGCCAATCTGAGCATCCAAAACCATGTCATTTCATCGATTCGATTCTAGCGCGGTCATGGGCGAAACCGTCCGTAGAGCCGCAAAACACCTTCCGAACGCTCTACGGGGCGTTTCTGAGCGATTAAACAGCATTCTCGAATGTCGATTGAGCGACACAAACGCGTTCCAACCCTTATTCCGAAACGGAAGCGGCACCGCCCTCAAAGGCGGGGAGCAAGCTTTCCGATTTCGGAATAAGCCTCTCCCCTTTTTTAGAAAGGGGAGGCTTATCTTTAGATGAGCTAGGTAGACCAAGGATAAACGAGAAATAACCATTGGTAATTTTCCGTTGACAAGAGGACAAAGTAGAGTTATCTGTTTTCCACCATGAGTTACCTTCCAAATGGTTCGACGCTAAGGGCGACGTTCCGAGAGATGCCGCCGAAGAGGCACAACCTGACCCTCGAAAAGTCGGAGTTACTGGCCTACATCGTCGAGACGATTGGCGGCGGTGTTGCCGAGGCGAACCGTGCGTTCAATTCGATGCGGAACGTGAAGAGTCAGGTGCTAGTCTTTGATCGGATCGAACGGGTCTGGCATGGCTGCGACTGGAAGCCATCCGATGAGCAGGCGCAGAAGGATCTTGAATCGCGCAAGCTATCGGATATCCGGCGGGAAATCGCCCAGCTTTGGAAGGCCATCAATGCCCTGCGTAAGGCGAAGCAGCGGGGAAGGAGGAATCAAAAGCAGGAGAAGGCCAACGAACAGCCCGCTGAAGATAAGCCGACAGAGCCAGACCGCCCATCACTATCCGAGGAATTTGCCAAGTTGTTCCCTGAATTAGCCGACAAATAACTGATTACTATGGAAACCGAAAAATCATCCGTGTTGAAAGACCAGTTGGAAAAAACCGCCACGATGTTCAAACGAATATCTGAGAGCGTTGATCGCATCGAAAAAACCTTGAAGGAGCATGAACGCAAGATCGATGAAGCGTTGAAGCGTTCATCTTATCAGGACGTTGACGACGATGACACCTGGGAAGGCTTTGGCCCGAAGCCAGAGTGTCAGCCGTTCAATCCGAACGCCGAAACGTACACCCTGGAACTCCGCAACGGCCCGTATACGATCCGACGCGACGACGGCGAATCCGACAAGGAATGGCAACGGCGCAAGGATCATCTCATGGATCAGCGTGTGACGTTCCTCAATGGCAGCGGCGTGAACGGAACACCGGAGCAGGTGGCCTACCTCCAAAGAATCGAGGCACGACTAGGCCGAAAAATTTTTGAAAATCCTCTTGCAACGACTTGAGACAACTGCAACACTACGTCCGCAACGATGACAATTTTTTGGCAACTGGGCATAGAGCGCGTCGAGGTGGCGCGACAGGGTGTTTTGGATTTCACCCGTGATTGATCACCCAGTTGCCATCCCCCTTTTCAAATTTGAAAGTTTACACCGCCAAAGCCACAGCAGCGATGCTTCAAATTTGCACCGAGACGCTAAGGCGAATCGTTCGCAATGACGGCATCCAGCACAGGAGAATTGGCCGACGAATCCTTTTCACCGAGTCCGACATCGCGGCGATTCTTGAGAGTCGAGCAATGACCGGAGCTGTGAATCCGTACGCAAGCAAGAAACCAAAACAGCAGAACAACGAGAATACAAATGATCAGCAACAACAACCTAGTTCCAACGACAGCAGCAACGCAACCTCTGATTCCAGCCAGTCCTGACTTCTACGACCGCATCGACAGTCCGATGGATGCGGTGAAGACGATGGGTGATTGGATCGCACACTCCGGCATGTTCGGATGTGTCAAACCTGAGCAAGGCTATGTCCTCGCTCTTGAGTGCATCGCCAGCCGGATGACTCCGCTTTCCTGGAAGCGCGAGAACCATTTGATCAACGGCAACATCACCATGAAGAGCGAGTCGATGCTCTCCGGTCTGATGAATGCCGGATGGGACATCGACTGGATTCAGTTCGATGCGGTGGCGGCGATTGCCGACTTCAGCAAGGGTGTGAAGAAGGTTCGCGTCTCATTCACCGCAGAGGATGCGAAGATTGCCGGTCTAATCCCCGCAAAGCCGGGAAGCGGCTGGGCGAAGTTCCCCGCTGAGATGTTGCGAGCGCGCGTTATCAGCAAGGCGACTCGCATGCTCGATCCGCGAATCACGCAAGGCCGCTACACGCCGGAGGAAGTGGCCGACTTCTCCGCCACCCCATCAGCACCCGCTCAAACGCGCCAGACAGTCAATGTGACGCCGGAATCAACCTTCTCGCTCGTTGAGAAGTTAGAGCAAATCCTTGAACCGCACAGCGACATCGCCAATGCGTTCCTGCTCTCGAAGAACCTCATCAAGGAAGGTCAGAACTTCCGCGATGTCAGCACCAAGGTGGCCAACATGATCATCAGCGACGCCGATGGTTTCATCTCCAAGGCTAAGGCATTTTCAGCTCCCACACTCGAATGAGCATTCTAAACCGCCACGTTAATTTCGACATGCCAGCGGAGAAGTATCACGCCGTTGATGCTCTCTCAAAGTCGATGATGACCAAGATCCTCAAGTCGCCAGCGCACTACAAGGCAGCGTTGGACGAGCATCAGGAGCCGACGAAATCCATGCAGCTTGGCACGGCGATTCATACCGCTGTTCTCGAACCGCAACTGTACTCGCAAGTCGTCGCCGTGATTCCGCCGGACATCGACGGTCGGAACAAGGAGGGCAAAGCGTGGAAGGAGCAGCATAAGAGCCGCATCCACCTGACTCATGCTGAGGACATCGATGTCCAGGGCGTAGCGAACAGCGTCCGCCGCCATCCGTTCTGGGACATCATCAACCTGCCACACAAGATCGAGGCGAGTGTCTTCGCTCAAGATGAGGAGACTGGCCTACCATTGAAAGCTCGTCCCGATCTGTGGGTCGATAACGACACGCTGGTGGACGTGAAAACGACCGACGATGCTTCGGCTGAAGCGTTCTCAAGGACCGTCACCACGTTCGGCTACCACATTCAGGCCGCGCACTATTTGGCGATGACCGGAGCGGAGAACTTCATCTTCGTTGCCGTCGAACGCAAAGCTCCGTACGCCGTCGGTATCTACAAGCTGGACATCGAGTGGCTTCAGGCCGGTGAGAATCTGAGGCGTAAAGCCATCTCAATGCTCCACGAGTGCCGCGCACTGGACAGTTGGCCAGCCTATCCGACAGCAACGCAAACACTTTCATGCCCGAAATGGGTGCTGAATAAATCCGAGAGTTAGACCACAATCCAAATCCCTAAAACAATATGTTCAAAGTTAATCGAAAAGACGCCGGAGGCAGCTACATCAACGCTGAAGGCGAGTACACCGTCACCGTGATGAAGGTCGAGGAAACGCTCGATGCAAAGGGCCGTGAGGTCTGCAAGGTGACATTCGCAACCGAGGACGGATCGAGCATCGCCGACCGTTTTATCAACCAGGAGAATGTCTGGTTCCGCGTCAACCAGTTGGTTGCCGCCACTAACCACAATGTGCCGGATGGAACCGAGGTGGACTTCCTTGGCGTCAAGGGCAGCTACGCCAACTTCCTGCGCTCAATGATCGGCCTTGAGCTGGCCATCACTGTCCGTGCTGAAGAGTACGAATCGAATGGAGAGAAGAAGAAGGCGTATCGCATCAAGAACATGAAGGCAGCTCCTGCGCCGACTGCTCCTGACGCGGACGAAGAAAAGCCGTTCTAAACTAAGGAAGACGGGGGGAGGGGAGCGCATTCCTAGTTAACGCTCAAACCTAAGAATTCAATTCGCATCCATGAAAGTCAAAATCGCAGCAATCACAAAACCACTTGTCGGCGACGGTAACATGACCGCATCCGACTTCATCACGTTCGCAGCGCGAGTCAGCAATCCGTCGAACCAGATGAGCCTACTCACCGCTCCGAAACTACTAGCCTACTGCATCAAGAACGGCCACTGGAGCATTTTCGAGCAGGCCAGTATGACGGTCGAGATTCAGACCAGCCGCGCCATCTCCGCTCAGATTATTCGCCATCGCTCGTTCTGCTTCCAAGAATTTTCACAACGGTATGCGCCGAGTGATTCGCCGGAGCCGGTCGAACTTCGCACTCAGGATCGAGTCAACCGCCAGGGAAGTGGCGACACTTTCGATCAAGACTGGGCGTACGACGCGGTGGCCAAGTCTGTCGATCTTGCATTCAAGACCTATCGCCAGCTCCTCCAGGAGGGTGTGAGCCGCGAGACTGCTCGCATGGTTCTTCCGCTCTGCACGCAGACGACACTCTACATGACTGGAAACATTCGCTCATGGATTCATTACTTCGAGCAGCGGTGTGCGAAGGGTACGCAGAAGGAACATCGCCAGATCGCGCTGGCCATTCGAGACGGCATTTTTGCCGAGCATTTCAAGGTCATCCATGAGGCAATTACGAGCGAATAAAATGAACAAACCCAAACCCAAACGCCCCGTCGCTAAGATGTTTGTCGTGTCAGACGACACGCATCGGAGATTGAAGGAATACGCAAAGCGCAAAGGCTATAAGCTGCAATACGTCGCGGACGAAGCGGTGAGTGAGTACTTGGAAGGAAAGGAAACCAAATGAACATCGAACAAACCAAAGAAGCCATCAAAGTAATGCAGGCATTTGTGGATGGGAAGGACGTTCAGAGCATGTATGAAGGAAAGTGGTCATTAGTACATGTACCTAGGTGGAACTGGGACGACACACAGTACCGCATCAAACCCACCGCCAAGCTCCGCCCGTGGACTGCGGATGAGGTGCCGCTGGGTGCGTGGATGAGGAAGAAGCAGGATCTAACATGCAGATGGCTGCTGAGCATGACAGCAAATGATGCGGTCCGTAAAGACATGTCTGAATGTTCCGAACACTCCACCGACGGCGGCAAAACATGGCACCCGTGCGGGGTGATGGAGGAAGCGAAATGAGCAACCAACCAATCAACGACGGAGGACCGGCGTTTCCGACTACTGCAACCGCGACAACGCATGGATTCTACCAAGACGGTCAACCTTGCATGACCCATTACGGTTCGAGATCTGGTATCACTGTCAGAGACTACTTCGCGGCGGCTGCGTTGCAGGGGTTTTGCGCGAATCAGAATTCCTTTCCCACAAAAAACGAACACTTTGCAAACCTTGCTGAGGATTCATTCAAAGCAGCCGACGCGATGCTCAAAGCGAGGGGGGAGGCGAAATGAGCGACGACACTTTAGCAAAACTCACAGGCGCAGTTGCTGTGAGCATGTTCATCATCGGAATTATCTTAGGATTCACCA